GGGAACCACGTCTTGAAGTTCCCCGCCGCGAAATAAACCTCCCGAGTTTCACAACCCCTAGTAGACACCACGATTGCCCGTCCTCATATTGCCGTTGTCGATGCTCTGACTAATCGAGCGACCATCAAGCATGACCGCAGTCGAAACAGCCTTCACCAACTGATTAAACTGTGCTGGGTTAATTGTAACAAGACCGTCACCACCACCCATAGCGTAAACACCACCCGCCGACACAGGAACCTGCATCGTGTTCAGCGCGTTCATGAAGCCCTTGCCGTAGAAATCAACGGCAGGCTGGGAAATCACGTACTCGCCACTACGGACACGGAACATGCCCTTGCCGTCCGTAGCCATGAGATTGTCGGCCTTCGGGTTAGCCGGGGGACGACCAGGCAGCAAGCCACCACCTGCAAAACCAGGCAGAGAGTTGGCACTCGACAGCAGACCACCCTTATAGAACCAACTACTAGAACCATTGGGGAAGACATAACCAGACCTCCACGGACCTGGTTTAGGCGTGCTCTTCCACCACGTTTGATCCCATCTCACTTGGAGAGTAACAGGGATTGTAGACTGTGACGGCTGGACTGGGACTGTCACAGGGTCGGCATGAATACCGTCAATAGCATTCTGTGTCGAGCCGACAGTGCCGTTATCAGTCACATGCTCCTTCACCTCACGAGGAACCTGACCGATAGTAGAAGTCAAGCTATCGAAAGCCCCAGCCAACTCAGTAACCTCACCCTGGTTGAACCCAAGCTGAGTAACCTGCTCAATAAACTGGCGCTTCAGAGATTGCGTGTACGCCTCAATCTCCTGTGTCGAATGACCAGCAGCAGCATACGCCTCAATCAGACCAATCATCTGAGACTGCAACGACCGCAAAGCCTCACGGTTAGCAATAGCGGCCTCAGTGTAGCCCTTCAGCGCAAACTGCCCAGCTTGGAGAGTTGCGATCTCCTTGTCGTTGTCCGCAATCTTCGACTGGCCTTCACTGATCTTTTGCTTAGCCTCGTCAATATCAACCTGGGTAGACTGCGCACGCTCAGTGTCCCCATACTTCACAGCGACAGCATGGAAGAACTCAGCGTCGTGCAACTCCTGCTGGTTCTTCCGCATGTCCGACGCAAGTTTCTCATTCTCCTTACGAAGATCAGAAACCTTCTTCGTCGTGCCCTCAACATCCTTCTTCAGGCTGTTAAGACCCTTACGGTAGTTATCCTGAGCGGTCGTGGAGCGCCACCAAGTAGTGAGCGCCTTGTCGAGCGCAGACTTCAGACGGCTAAGGAAGTCCTCGAAAATCTCGGCTGCGGTCTTCGTTTCCTTACGAGCACGAGACGCGCCACCACCTCCACCGGAACGAGGTGAACGGCCACCACCGCCCCCACCACCGGAACGAGACGGCTTAGCCTTGAAGTTGTTACCACTAAACGCCGACGTACCATTGTTACGGTTAGCAAACGTTGGCATACGAATCTTGGACTTCTGACCCGCAGTGTACGAACCCTTGCCAGTCTTCGACTTCGAGCCGCCGATAGCGCCCATGTAGCCCTGGATAGACTGCCAGATAGCCTGCACCTTGCCCAAGAAACCTTGAGCCTGCGACACAGCTTGAGCCGCGTTATCAACCATCTGACCAAGCGACGCATCCGTAGCAGAATGGTCAACCTCGCCAGACTGGTACGGCTGGGCAATAATCGCGGCCATAGTGTCTCGCTGCTGCTGGAACTGCGACATGTCGAACCCTTGGGCAGCAAGGAAGTCAATAGTGTCCTGAATCGACTGCTGAGCGTACTGGTACGCCTCCTCGCCGGTCAGACCCATTTCTTCAATACCGGCAGCAGCTGCGTTACCCATCTTCTCGAAGTAATCCGAGATAGCAGCAATGTTCGCCTGGCCGTCTGGACTGTTCGGGTCCATCGACGTGCCATGCTCCTGCATCGACTCGTACACCTGTTGCAACGACGAATCGAGCGCAGCAGCCGCGTCTGTCGAAGAGAACATCTCGTCAAGGACAGAGCGAATAGCCTCTGCCATGCTATGGAACTCGCCCTTAGCGTCACCAACCTTGAGACCAGCTTCTTCCGTCTGTTCACCTGTCTCTTCGACACCCTGACCGAAAAGAACCGCGTCGTTCAGAGCGTCTTGCATTGCGCCGCCGACACCCTCTGTCTTTGACTTCAAGCCTTCTAGCGCATCAATCTGATCGTAATATGGCTTCGTCTCAAGATAAGGCGTACCCATAGTAGGTCGGAAGTTAATCCCTGTCGCTTCAGTCTTTCGGGCCTCAATCTGAGCAATATACCCATCCACATACGCATCAGCAGCAGCCTTGCCGCCACCCTGAGATTCAGACGTAGATGCGAGCTTAATGTACTTAGCATACGAGAAGCCCATGTCAACCAATGCCTGCTTGGTTTCCTTCGACATGCCCTTGAAAGCCTCAGAACCCTGAACAGCATCCATAATCAACGCCTGAGTATGCTCACCAATCTTCAAGGTAGAGTAACCCATAGCCTCGGCCTGCTCATGCGTAGCCTGAACAACCTGACCAGACTTATCCACGTAGTAGCCAAGAGCCTGACCGTTAGCAGTCAGAACTTCACCATTCTGTTCAATCGTAGCGTTCAGCTCAACAAAGCCAGACTGAGTACCATTGCCAACTTCCTTCGTATCCTGAGCCAAAGCGTTCAGAATCGCAGAAGAGCCGCCAACAGCGTTCTTAAACTCATCAGCCTTAGCAGAGGCATTTTGGAACGAATCAGCCAAATAGGTGGCACCGACCGACACAGCCGACAAAGCAAGCGAAATACCAATACCCCAAGGCCCGCCGAACATCGACAGCAAGCCGGAGCCAACCGAGGACAGCTTAGACAACGCACCCACAGCCTGACCAGCACCCGCAGCAACCTGCGCACCCGCAGCCGCAGCAGACGCGCCCGCAGAAGCCATTTGAGCAGCGTTCTGAGCACCCTTCGCAGCCGCAGCCTTACCAGCCGCAGCAGCCACCATGTTATCCGCAGCAGCAAGACGCTGGTTAGCCGCAGCCGCAGCATTAGCAGTACCCACGTTTGCAGCAAGAGCCGAATCATACTGGACCGTAGCCGTCTGAGCCTGACGAATAGCTTGCCACACGACACTCCACGAGGATTTCTGCGCACCCGTCGCCTGCAACATACGGTTCTGCATCTGCAAATACGTAGCCGACATCGACACAGCCGCAGCCTTCGCAGCCACAAGACCCATACGCACTGTCGCCACAGCCGCGAGCGCACCAACAAACGCCTGAATAGGGGCAGGCAGCTTAGCGAAAGCATTAACAATACCTGTCGCAACGCTGATAATCAGCTTGAACGGCACCATGAAGCTAGAGTTCATGGCCGCGCCCGCGTTCTGCAAGGCGTGCTGGAAAGCCTCGACCTTCGCAGCCATAGTGTCCATGATGATGCCCATCGACTCATCAATGAACGTCGTACCCTTAGAAGCCGCCTCAGCCTCCTTCAGCTGTTCGACGTACAAGCCGACACTGTTCGACATACGGGACAGCAATTCAACGTCACGCACGTTCTTGAAGCCCAAGTCCTTAATCGCCTGAGCCTTCTCAACCTTGTCGCTGATACCAGCAAGGTTTTGCAAGATGCCCTGGAACACCTTGTTGGGGTCGTCACGCCACAATTTCTGGAACTCAGCATCAGTCACGCCGACAGCCTGGGCGTAGGTGTGCATCTTCTCGCCACCATCAGCAGCGGCAGCGTTGATCGAGTTGAAGATACGCTGAAGCGAGCCGCGCGCCCATTCCTTCGGGATAGCGAGCGACGACAGCGTAGACGACAGAGCAAGAATCTCATTCTGGGTGAAGCCAGCCGACTTACCCTGAGCAGCGATAGACACGGCCATGTTAGCGATCTCAGGCTCAGTCGCAACAGACTTCGCACCAAGATCAGCGATCTGGTTAGCGAGGACCGCGTAGCCGTCACCCTTGCCCTTAGCTGACTCCTGCAAGCCACCCATCATCTGACCGAAACGACCAAAAGCCGTTGTTGCAGATTCGACTTCCATACCTGTCACGGTAGAGAACTCAGCGACAGCCTTCGTAAAGTCCTTCAACTGGTTCGTCGGGATGTTCATCTGCGCGCCGAGAGTACCAATCTTCGACAGATCAGCAAACGACGTAGTAGTTGTCGTAGACAGATCAGTGTACGACTTCTTCAGCTCATTCAAGCTCTGTGTCGTACCCTGCGCAGTACGCTCAACGTCAGCAAACGCGCGCTCCTGTGCAATACCAGCCTGGGCAGCAGATGACACCACACGACCAATACCCGCCGTGATAGCACCGTAATATACAGCCATGTCGCGTGCAGCATAACGGACGTTCTCAATCGCCTTCTCACTCACGCGAGCGTTATTGCGCGTGGTACTAGTATCCGAGCGAATAGCCTGACGCTTAGTCAGCTCTTCCTCATGAATACGAGCACGCTCAGTACGAGCAAGCTCAGCCTCACGAGCAGCACTAATACGCGCAGACGCACTAGCGACAGCAGCTTCACGCTTAGACTCAGCAGAAGCCGTCGTTGCAGCCGCCCTAATCTCTGCCTGCTCCAAAGCGGTGAGCGCTTGAATCTCAGCAAGACGAGTAGCCTCAGCACCCTTCGCCCGCACAAGGCTACGCTCATCCTTCCCCTTCTGCTTCTGCAAGGGGATAGCGTTATCCTCATGCTTCACCGAAGCCTGCGCACGCAGCTTTTCAGCCTGAGCCTCAGTCTTACGCGCCTGCGACTGATTCAACTGAGCCTGAGCCTTCTTCGCCTTATTCTCAGCCTCAGCCATAGCATTAGACGCAGAAGCCACCTCACGCATAGCCGAGGCAGTATCCCTCAGCTTAGCGATATGGTCCTTACTCAAGTTATTCATCGTGCGAGTCTCACGGATGAACTGTCGATACGCAGAAACCGCCCTATCGACACCCGCCGAAAGATCAGCCTTACTCGCGTCCCCAGCAGCCTTATTCAACGAGCCAAGCGCATCAGCCACAGACTTCAGTGCTGTCGCAGAGTCCTTCAGGTTCTTGACCTTCGAGCTGTCAAGCTGCAAAGAATCAAGAATCGTACCACCACGCCCAGACGGAGACTTCAGCGTAGCGACAGCACTCTGAAGCGAACCAATCTGCTTTTCCAGAGCGCCAATGCTCTGTGCCGCCTTGTCTGCCCCAGCAGCGTTAACGTCAATGTCGATCTTGATTGACTCGTCTGCCACCTTAACTCCTAAAAAGAAAAGTCCCTGATACCACTTCAATGATACCAGGGACTTTTCCTACCTAACTTGCTCAAGCGCTTCAAGAGGCGACGGCAACGGCTCTTTCGTACCATCCGAGTATTCGACAGTGCCCATCACCGTGTACGTGCTTTCACCCGGCTTGGTTTCCTTCGCGTGCTCTCGATGCCGATCAAGCTCAGCACATGAATAACACGTAGAAGTCTCCACATGGAACTCAATCGCACTATGCTCACTACGACCATACCAGAGCGGTGTACCACACTTGTTACACAAACTATCAAGATAGTATTGATAACCAGCAGCCAAAGCAATATCCAAGTTAGTGTATTCAGTTTGATCTATCGGCTCCGAGTCAAGTTCATCACCAATAAACACAGGCACCATGCGAGCAAACATGCCATGAGCGCCCGTAAACAGTGTCGGAGGCTTACTCTCCGCTCTCGCCGTCTTCAGCAGAAGAATCATCCACTGGTTCTCCGGCTTGCTCAGTTCCGTCCCCACGAAACGTAGGATCAGAAATCGCCTCAGACACGACAACACCAAGCTCCTGTGCATCGTTCCACGTAGCACAAATCTGCTGCCACAAGAACTCAGGCAGATGACCCCGCAGATCAGCAGCCTCGGTGTCCGACAAACCATTCTTCGACTCACCCGTGGCATTGTCGATGACTTCGACACAAGAGCGGGCAATGATGTACTCCATCAGTCGATCTTCGCGCTCGATGCTGATGATTGCCTTTTCATCCTCATTCTTGTTCTTCGTGGAGAAGAACGTGTCTTCCCAGACCTTCTTCTTCAGAATGTACAGTTCCTTGTTCGATAGCGCACGCAGACGCAAGGTAATCGTCTCCTTGCGAAGAGCCTCAAGCTCTTCTTGCAGCTCGACACCCGGCGAAGTGTCGGTAATAGAACGAGACAGGGGGGCCTCGGCCAACTGTGCGGTCTTAGCGATCTCGACCAGTTGAGCGAAACGCTCCGCGTTCTCAGTGTTCAGCGGCACGTCAATCGACTTCACAGTCGGCTTGATGGACGCGATAATCTTAGACAGCTCAAAAGCCATGATGTCTACTCCAATCAGATATGAGAATACCCCCGCACCTCGGAGGCACAGGGGTATTCTAGCAGAGTTGATCAGGCAGCGACAGCCTTATTCAACTCCATGAAGCCCTGGGGCAGGAACGGGACGGTGAACTGGATGGGCTTATCCCCATCACCGAGCTCGTCCTTCGGGTTGTCCGGCACGACCTTAAAGGCCGACAGCTCCATACCGGCCTCGACAGGGGTGCCCTGTCGGAAACCGATACGCTGGACGATGTAGCCTTCCTTGATACCATCAAGGGTGCCACGCTTGAACAGCTGGAAAGCCTTATCGTAGACGGAGGTGTTACCCGCCGCCTTCTGACCAGCCGCGATAGCCTCACGGAAGAACGTCAGCGAGGCTTCATAGTTAGCAATAGTCGGGGTCTTCGCGTTACCCGAATCGCAAATGGTACGCGAGTCGTCAGTATCGCTGTCGGTTGCACCGAGTGTCATACCAGCTGCAATCGCGCAGCTGATGTCAACCGCCTTCGGCGTACCACCCGTGTAGGTAGTAGCCTTAAACAGGTCAGCAGTCGAAGTAATGGCATCAGCCGGAACCCACCAAATGGTAGTGTTCGGCGACAACATCTTGGGCATCAGTCTTCCTCCTTGTGGGAAACGATATCGTCATCTTCAATGGTATCATCCTCGCCGCAACACTTAGCTTGCGTAATCGGCGTATTGTCGTCAACAACCTCATACATGTCAGGCAGAACAGCCAGCTCATCCTCGGTCTTGTCGCAGACAATATTGGTAAAAACATTGCGCACGCGCAATTCACTCACCCCTATCTAGGTTGACATAAAAACTCATACTGTGCTGATAAACCGTAGGCCGCAACGTGGAATCGTAATCGCTATCAGTACCCACCGACGCAGCGATATTCACCCCATTAGACCCTTCAACCAACACAGCACCAATGAGCTTCTCTTTCACAACCGACACAAGCCGATTGAGAAGCTTCTTATTCACAGCGTACACGTCCACCGTGAAAGGATGCTCGTACACATCCATAGTGTGACCACCAAGCGACACATACTCGTCCAACTGACGATTGATCTCAGCGCCACCATGATACACAATATAGAGAGGCACCTTCGTATCACGCGAAAAAGAGTCGAAAACCTCGACATCCTTAATCGTGCGCAAAAGAGCCAGACAAGCCTCGTCAAACTCCAAGGTCCTATCCGTCACTTCAGCCTCCCATAAAACTCTTCGCGGAACACAGACGTCACACGGGGCAAATACTTAGCCGGGGTAATACCCTTCCCCTTGTCGCCGCCCGTAGGCTTGCCACGCAAACCAGAGCGCAGATAACCAGAAGTGCGCTGACTGTACGTGCCGTTCTCCTGCCATGCATAGTATGGCTTAGCGCGGTCCCACCTGTGCCAACCAATCTCGACAACCTTACCGCCCTTAGACGCATCAACACGGAAAGCATCACGCATATAGCCAGTATCAACACGACGCGGGTCTGTCGCAATCAAAGCACGCCCATACTCAGTAGAAGCGACAGCCGCAGCCTTAGCCGCAGCGTCAACCTTCTTCCAAGCAGCGTCAATGATCTTCTTCTTCGCCTTAGCAGCGACACCATACCTGTCGGTATCGACAGTCACCTTAATACCAGCAACACGACCATCATACCGGACAGTCTTTTTCGTCCTAGCCATTAGCAGTTTCCCCCGTTGCCACGTCGCACAAAAGCGTCACCTGCCAGTTCAGCGTATCCACCTGAGCGTTACGCACAACCAGCTTCAACCCCGCAACACGCTGGTCGGTCGGCATTTCCTCTACCTGGACACGCATACCCTCAGCAAACGACACACGCGCATCAGGGTTGCCCCACAAATCACGTGAAAAAACCTCGTTCTTGTCGATGTGCAAAAGCTGCACACGATACGCATGAACACCCGTGACTGTACCAGCCCACTCACGGTTACGAGCACGCCAGTCAACGTTAGGCGTAATGTTCGCCCAACCCTTCCACACAGGATTGTTGTACTCAGGCGACAAACCAGCCTCATCAGACCAGTCATACGCCACCGTATCCGGCTCCTTGAAAATGCTCACCTTCGTATTAGCCAACAACTGCAACGGATAATACGAGGCATACATGAACAAAGGGTGAATATTCGGGTCAATAGACAAGCCCATTAGAAGTTCACCGCCCAATCCACAGGCTCAAACGTTGGCTGCACAACATCAAAGCAAAGGTTATTCACCTCGTCTTCACGAGCAGACGCACGCAACTGACGAGCACGACCGACAATCGCAGACAGCAGCTTAGCGCCGTCCGTCTGCTTGTCGTCAGTCTTCAAGACAAGCAGCTGCAAAGCCTTATCCATGCCAATAGCGTCACATGCATCAGCGGCTGCTAACTTAATGTTACCGCTGTTAACAGCGAGCAAAGCCTCGATCTCTTCGTCAGCGAAAAGATAACGCGGCTCGTTCCTCAAGTCACGCAAGTCCTCCAACTTACGCAAATCAGGAATAAGAACACGCACCTGCCCCACAGGCGAAGAAAAATCAATATCACTCATGAAACCAGTATAGCAAGACCCCCGTGACCAAAGGGGCCACAGGGGTCTTACTTAATCAGCTAACTGATCAGAGGTGATCATTCTGTCCACCGTTCGACAGCACGACACCATCAAGATTCAGCAGACCAGCGCCAGCAATCTGACGCACACGAATCTCGACATCATCATTGTCGAAGCTACCCTCACGGTAATCGACAGCACCGCCGCCGAGCATCGTACCAGTCGCGTTGTGGGCGCGAAGCTCCGGAGTCTCACGGCCACGCATGGAGGTCTTGGCAATCGTGGTCTTATCGCCAGCCTTACCACCCTTGGGGACAAGTGCCCAAGCGTCGTCACCAACAATGGTGCCAATGAGATCAGACTCGACAACCTCGATGTCGGTCAGCGTGTTGGTGCTGATCGTGGTCGTCTTGCCGTTGGTCGTGCGAATCTCGCGGATAGCAAGAATCTCACGCGCAAGCTGAGCCTGAGCGGGCGAGCAAACCAGCGCGAAACCACCAGGAACGGTGACAGTGCGACCGGACTCAGACTTGGTGTTAAGGGCCTGCCAACGAGCAGCAGTGATAGCACCGTAGGAAATACGCGCATCCTTGCCGTTAGCACCGGCAACAGCCTCGCCCTTGAACTCGGCAGGAACCTTCGACAGGTCAAGCTGACGACCCAGCTCAGTATTGATGTTCTTGTTGCGAGGGTCGAACAAGGTCATGAGGACCAAAAGGTCCTCGGTACGAGCCGCGAGACGGCCCGCGTCAGTCGGCAGCTTCTCAATCGTGTTCCAATCGTCGTTGACGATTGCCTCGAAGCTGAACTGAAGGCGCGCACCATGCTTGCCAACCTCAACGAAACGACCGTTGCCGGTGTACGTGAGAGTCGGGTAAGGGGTCAACTCAGGAATCGCGGGCAGCGTATCCTGAATAGGTGAGAAACCACCGTTGTCGATAGGCATCGACGCAATGTCCGAGTTCAGCGACAGGTAGGCAGCAGGACGGAAGTCGTTGAGAAGAACCTTCTCCGCAATGCGGGGCCAAATCGAGTCGTACTCGTTGTAAGCGCTGACAAATTGCACGTTAGCGGCGTTAACGAACATGGTCGGCGCGAGGCTATCGGTGGTGACAGCCTCCTTCAGACGCGCCTGAGCGATCTTGTCGCCCTTGAAGGCACCTTCGAGCAGCTTGTTGAACTCAAGCTGGTCCTTTTCATTGATCAACATTAGTTAAACCTTTCAGGCCAGGGGACGAGTATCGAGAACAACCTGGTAGACGCTAACCTTACCGCCGGTAGCGTAAGTCTCCTTCACCCAGCCGAGCACAACATCAGCGCCAGCCTTGGTGAAGGTGACAGTAGGCTTAGCACCGGCAGTAGCGGCCTTCAGGTAGACGAGCGTGCCAGGCTTAAACGGCGACGGAGCAGCACCATCAACCTTGAGAGCGAACACGCCGCCCTTCACGCGAACCGAGGCGTGCTGATTGCGATTCAGGCCATAGGTAGGCTTGGTAAGAGCCTCAGCAGCAGTCGCGTAATCCGTCTTCTCCTGAGTGGGTGCGACATCCGACATCAGGATGCCAGCAATACCGGCCTCCTTGTTGATGACGACAGGATCGCCAGCCTTCAGGTGCTTCTGAGCGTCGTCAATCGCAAGCGACAGAGTGTCGCTGTACTCGAAAATCTGGTTATCCTTGTTACCCGTCAGAGGGAACTTCTTGATACCTGCCATTAAGATCACTTCCAACCAATCTTAGCGTAAGACTCCTTCAGAGAAGTCTCAGAAGCCTTCTCGACAACAGGAGTCGCCGTCGCAGCGACAGCCTCCTTGAGATACGCGCGCTCAGCCTCAAGCGCAGAATCGACATCCGCGCCCTTCTTCACAGCCTCACGAACACGCGCGACAGCCGCCTCGGGAAGTCCCGACTCGGCAATCTTCTTACCGGCCTCAATAGCCGAATCGACATCCACGGATGCCTCTTCGATCTTCTCAGCAGGTTCCTCCACCTTGGCCTCCTGAAGAGCAGCCACAGCAGATTCCAGCTTAGAGCCGATAGCTTCAACAAGAGAAGCGATCTCACCCTTCAGCTCATCGAACTTGGACTCAAGCAGCTTTTCGTCCACAGTTCCCTCCTTAGTAATAGAGTTGTTCCTATTTGATTCTAGCAGATCAACAATGCCACCACCCGCACCAGGCGCGGTAACAAAGTCAACCGAGCGAACGCCAGCAAAAACAGGAACAACACCTGTTTCCGCAATTGGCTCGTTGCACCAAGCATTGATGGAAACACCAATATGCTCCCACTTATCCTTGATTAGATCATTCACCCCAGAAAACACCTTACACACAGTGTAGAGTGCCCCATCCTCACCAACCGTCGCGTCTTCCAAAAACACGCCAGCATAGTCACGAATAGACCGCTCAGGGCGCTCCCATTCTTCAGTCTCAGTTGGGTGGTCGATAAACATTTCCGTGCCTGCCTTAAACAAAGGCGCAGACTCAGCCAAGTTCTCGGCAGTGTAAATACCGCTCGAACCCTGGCCCGGCACGATAATACGGATGCGGTACTTACCCTCACCAAGAGACTCAGTACCGACAGCCGCCGTTGACTCATGCAGCTTATGCATCAGTCCCCCTATCCCGGTTGTCGTTCGTTCCATCAGACATTGGCCCAACACCTGTTGCGCGCCCGTCTTCAGCATCATCACTCTTTGTCGTGTCTTCCTCGCCCTCGTCATCTTCCTCAGAAGGCAGCTCAGGCAAGTCTTCCAATGGCAAAGAACCAGCAATCTTCAGCAGCTGCAACACGCCCGAGCGCATCTCAATCTGATGCAAAGCACCATTCTGGTACGCAAGCGTCAAAGACTGAATACGACGGTGAGTCTGGTCATTGTTGATCGAACCGTACTCGATCTGCACCTTAATGCCCAGAGCCAGCGCAATCTCATTCAGCATGTCGATATGCAGTTGACGACGCAATTCCAGTGCCTTGAACGTCGGGTCTTCAAGAGCAGTCTCAGCGCCCTGTCGGCCACCCGCAGAACCATCAGTTAGCAACACCGACAAGGGGATGTCAAGCGCAGCCGACACCATAGCCGCAAGAGGCGTACCCGCCGAGAAATCAACGCCCGCACCGGCCTTGTTAATCGCCTGAATATCCTGCCCTGCACCAATCGAAGCAGTACCACCGATACCAGGACCAGGCATACGAGCCATGACAGCCTGTTGCTGCTTAGCGTTGACGCTCGTCGCCTTAAAGGCCAGCTTTGCCAGCGACTTCTCCATGAGGTGCGCAATTTCCAGATGTTCCTTGTACCTCTGGGCATAAGACATTGCGCTCATCAGATCAGGCTTGCCGTAGTACTCAGCGGCAAGCCTATTCACCGTCGCATAAACAGCAGTGAGACGACGATTCACCTTGTAGTTAGTCGAGTTGATCTTCACAGCCGCACGGTCCCACAGCATGTACCACTGGGGTTGACCATTCTCGACAGGGTTAATAAGCAGAGCAACGACATCCCCGGTCGCATCATCAGTCGCCACGCCTGCAAGGCGCATCAACGGGACAGGAGAGACAGTCTTTGTCGCCTTATCAACAAGGTAAATGACACAACCATCCGTGTTGAACGACTGCTCATCACGGACGCGCGCCTGAACACTAAAACACGCCTTAGAGTTCTCGTCAATCACCTTACGGGAAGGGCCAGTCAGACCCTTATAAACAACTGGGTCGCCCCACATGTACGCATTACGCACAACAAGGCCACGCTTCACAATAGGGTTAAGGGTAGCCAAGCGGCGCGCACGTGCAGAGTGATCACGAATCACATCAAGAGTAATCAGCGAATCAGCACCCTCGACAGCAGACAAAGGCAACCAGCCAATATCTTCCTGCCGAAGACGCGCAAGGGACTGAGAGAACGCCCCTAGAGCCTCTTGAAACCTCTGTTCATACTTCATACAACAAGCCTATCATGCTAGAAATACAGATAATGCGTCCTCAAACTCAAAGTCAAACAGCTCGTCAGTATCCAACAGGTCATCCGGCGAAAAGTACTGCCCTTCAGAGTCCCCAGCCATAATCGCATCAATGTTCTGATACGCATAAATGACAGCATCAAGAACATCAGGAGACTTAATGCCACGCTTACGCATGTTTTCCTTCGATTCAATAAGCATTGCCGACCCACGATACTCATACTTGATCGAAGCAATCTCATTATGCAACTCATCGTCATCTGGCAAGAAGACACGACCATCAGCGACAGCCTTAGCGAACTGATCGTACATAGCAGCACGATAGTTGTACCACTTCGTGCTATCCCCGGACTTTGCGTTACCGTGAATACCAATGACAGAAATGTCAGCGGGCACGAAATTGTAGATACTATCGAGAACAGATGCGCCGACACCAATCGCGTCGATACGAATCTCGACAGCCCCGAGTTCGACTGCCAGCTCACCAACCTTACGAGCAAGCTCAGGACCGTTCAACCCTTGGTAACGCCCATGAATCTTGATGTAGCCACCCTGGTTCGACACAATTACCGAGCTGTCGGAACCATAACGGGCAACGTCAACCCCGATAGTAATCGGCATACCCTCATCAGGTTCAGAAGTGTCGTATGCCTCCATCGACTGCATAACGCGGCCCATGTTGAACAGGCCGTCGTCAGACACGTCGGGGAACTCACCGAGCACACGTGCAACGAAACGAGGGTCATCCTCGCCCCATTCCTTCTTACGCGCCTCAACCCAGTCAACCTGCACAAGACGAGTCGCAACTTCAACAGGTACGACCTCACCCGTGAAATTAGGTGTGTCATATGCGCCAAACTGAATAATGTTCCAGGAGCGCTCTTCAGGCTTCAAGCGCATTTCCCTCTTGAACACCTCGGCCATGTAGCATGAGGGGTCGTTAGGGTTAGCGATAGCCAGGATGCGGGCAAACTTGTTCGTCGTGATAGCGTCCGCAGCGGTGAAGATTTCCTTGGAGATGCCCCCCGCCTCGTCCATGATGACCAGGACGTACTGGTCGTGGACACCCTGGAAACCAGACTCGTCCTTATCGTCAGGCTTCATACCAAAGGCGATAGGGTCTTGTCGATCTCCCATCTTCCACGTTGCGTCGGCGTTAACCTTGCCACCGATGCCAGCATCAGCCTTGACACGGGGTATTTCTTTCCACAGGACGTTGCGGACCTGTTTCCAGTTCGTCGCCGTCGTGACGACTGTCGTATCATCGACAGGATGAGTGTCTACCCACCAGTTAACGAGCATTGCAGAGAGTCGGCTGTTATGGGTCGGCACCATGTGCTCACCCACAAGATACATGTGGCTCTCGGAGTCCACCTCAATACACTGGGTCGGCTCAGTCGGCACCGGCACAACATCGACAATGGTACGAACAGTCTTGCGCGAAGACTGAGCATCCTGTTCTGGGCGCTCAAGACTCTTCACAGAACCAGGCGTGAACGGGTCAAACGTAGGGTTAAACACCATACGCCAGCGAGGACCAACATCTTCACCATTCAAGTACGTCCGTTCCTTAGACACAGTGCAGCGCACACCAAGGGAGCGAACCAGCTCGACAACACCAAGTGCCAACTGTTCATTCATGAAGTCAACACCGACACAAGTTGTCGCCTTTGTGCCAGCATTGAAGCCGTCAGTGTCCATGAGGCCGCGCAGAAGATCAATCCTCTGCTCGATGGACGCACGCAGGTACGACTGGGGAATGTGCTTGTTGTTCAGCACACCAAGCTCACGCAGCTTAGCCTTGTAACCTTGGTGAGTAAAAGCAAGACATTCAGCCGTATTCGAGTGATAAGAATACTGACGAAGCTCAATACCTTTTTCAGCAAAGATTTGCTTGATATGCTTCTTTCGCTCACCAATAGTAATGCAAGGGTCGCATGAATGACCATCACCAAGCCACACACCAAGCACATAAGGGTCAATCAGCAGATCAGCTTCTTGTCCGACAATGGGCGCGTTAATCGGCACGTAGTGGTTAGCCTGGTTCTGCTTACCATGTCGCAGAGACGACATGATCTCCCGCGTTTCACGGGTACGACCATAAGACCAGCCGTTACGCCAGTCACCTTCAATACGCTTACGCGCCTTCTTAGCCTCGTTGAAGTTAAGCGTCACCCACTCATGGGCTTCTGGGCAGATAACCTCAGCGCCGTCGTTGAACACCACCTTAACCAGTGGAATGTTCCACACAGGTGATTTAGCAACAACCTTAGTAGGTTTACCATGCTCGTCAAGAACATAGTCACCAACGCGAAGTTCACCCATTGTCGTCCAGCCAGTAGGAGTAGGCAATGGTTCTGACACTCTTGTCGCCTTGCCGACACCGTTAGAAGTGACAACTAATGTCTTTTGGTGCTCAACAACACTGCGGGCGACTTCACGCTGCTTCGACCACATGAACAATCCATGATCTTCAGCCCACTTAGCAGGATTATTACGCCACACTTCAAGACGCTGGGCATCAGAAAACTTCTTAGCGACAGCACCGAAAGGCAGCATTACTCACCCTCAACTTCCACAGTCGCCTCAAGCAACGCAGCCGGTTTCGACACAGCCTGAGAGAACCAGTCAGCCTTGTTCGTCTCCAAAGCCTTCTTCGCCTTAGCCGACAGGTGTGGGTACATGAGAGCCGTGTACTCTTCGAGCACTTGGTTAGTGAACGACATCATGATGTTCACTTGCTTCTCTTCGATTACACGAATCTCATGAGTCACCGTCTGACGCTTCAGGTTCGCAACCTCGGAGATTTCACGCAGAACGGCGAGAACAGCCTGAAGGTTCTGGCCCCAGTTGCCCTTCTCGTCAGCAAGACCAAACATCTCGATCTGGCTATAGGCCATGTCAACAAGCGCATCAAGACGATCAAGCTGCTTGATGCGCATATTACGGGGCGACAGCTCCTGTCGGCTGTCGTAGTACGACTGCTCGATAACGAACAGTTCTTCAGACGTGAAGCCTGTCGCAGAGATGATCTTGTTACGCTCCGTGCCACGCTTCAGCAGCGACAAAGCCATGTCGCGCTTGCCCCGCAGCTCTGGGTCATCACTCGTCAGCAAACTGCGCGAGTCGTTCTGAGAACTCATTTAGCACCTCTTCCACTGACTTCTGAAACTTCTTATCCAAGTACATGTAAGTACCCGCAACACCGACAACCAGGCCAGCAGCGAGACCAACCAAGAACCAGGCAAACAGCATTTAATCCTCCTTCGGAACAGAAGGCAGCTCTTCCACCTTCACACCAGCCTGCAAAGCCGCAACACGCACCGCGTAAGCGTGTTCTTTCCACAGGAACGCTTGAGTACGCAAATCAGCTTCAAGATCATCACGTGCTTCTTGAATCTCTTGAGCCTTCTTGTACCTGTCGATGCACAAATCAATAATAGCCTTGATAACAAGGGTTACGGCAGAGCAAACGAGGCCCACCAATGCCGTGTTCATATGCTAACTCCTTGTTACTCACTAACAGTTGACAAGTATTCTTCCCTTGTCTTATGATACCGTTCTTCTGCCTCTTCCAGCTTGCTCTTCGGCAGAACTCCGGGGCGATACGAATACGGCCACACACGCAGAGCACGCGCAAAGAAAAACAATGCAATGATTACTGACAAAATAATAACATGGAGCGGCCAGCGCACGTGTGGCGTGGTCAGGGCCAGTTCGTTAATCGACACAAGCATGATGCCAACTACAGCGACAAGAGCGGCAGGGCCTTCCAACCACCATGAACCCAACCACGCTGAAGGCGCACCCAAAACACCCGAGACGAGCATGAGAACACCCGCAAGGATAACAACCCACGGTAGCGCCGCAGCACTCGTCAAGAACCCAATACCCGTAATTGCGATAGCCGTGTAAATAACTACCATAGTGGCAGTTACAGACCTCGGCTCGCTCATAGACCTCAGCAACTTCTTCATGAGGCCATTATAGCGAAAACCCCCTTACTGACATCAGCAAGGGGGTTTTCTGTAATTGTGTCACTCAGCGTCAGGAGTGCCATACGCCGGAGCCGTATAAACACCACCTGTGTGAACAGCTGCAAGAACCAGGGCAAGCAAGCCCAAGACCTTATCCAGCACATCAAGCCACTGAGCCGACTGCTCAGGCGCGACAACACCGTAAGCAATACCGACAGCCAGCAAAGCTGCAACAAGACCATAGATCGCCTTGCGGCGCTCAGGAGTCAGTGCGGTCCACTTGGTGCGGTCAGTGGTAAGAACGTTATTCTCCATGTCCAAGTTCCTCCTAAATCGAAGTTACTTAGATTCTACCAGGCGAACAAGGCCGTCAGCGTCCTGTTCGACAACCATCTTGCCGACAATCAGCTTACCGTCCTCACCGAAAATCGAGCACGCACCATCAAGGCGCGTCTGAGCGAGGCCAACAGCCATAGCACCCGTCTCGGTGAGGAAGTAGTCGTTGCCGTTGTACGACAACCACCCGGTACGCATAGCACCGTTTTCCTCAAGGAAGTACCACTTGCCCTTGACGAGCTGCCAGCCGGTCTGCATCTGCCCCTTGTCGTTCAAGAGGAACCAATGCTCACCAACCTTCACCCAGCCGGTCTCCATCTCACCATAACGCCCATCGTGGACATCGTGCAGGAAATACCAGTGACCATCGACGTGCTGCCAACCGAACTGCAACCAGCCCTTCTCGTTAGCATAGAACCACTTATCGCCCACGGGGAACCAGCCGGTCTCGTAGCCACCGTCTTCAGTGCGGTACCACCAACCACCATTCTGCGACACCCAGCCTTCCTTAGCAGACAGGTCAGCATCAAGGTTGTCGTAATACTGCTGTGCCTTCTCGATGTACTCGTTTGCATACGTATCACGCAGCGAGGCAGGGCACATCGTGGAGTAGAAGTCACTGTGGGGGAACACATTGACTCGCCACTCAGGACGACCCAGACCATACGCACGACACAGAGCGGCGGTCAGATGCGCACCCGCGTCGATGGTGGTCTCACCGACATCCCAGCCGCCCTCAGCGCCCGTCGAGTTCGCGTGCTCGATACCAATCGACTTCTTGTTCACACCAGGGCAGTGCCACGCAGTATCCCAGTCGTGGACATACTGCGCAATAGCACCGTCAATGTCAACATCGTAGTGCGCAGACGTACCATTGCCACTGAAGGCACCGTACACGCCTTGGTGCGACATGGCCTTACCAGCGTTGTGGTGGATGATGATGCGGTCGATAGCATTACCACCACGCCCCGCATCGAAATTATCAATCCACAGGTTGTAGTCGGCAGTAAGGTCAGTCCAACTGATCATTGTTCCTCCAATTGCTCCTAATCTCCCAGGGACCGAAGTCCTCGTACTCGGAGCTAATCATATCAGTGAACAGTCGAACACCCTCTTCTGTGACATACACCTGAAGATACGAGTTCTTCCTGGTTCCACCATCCGTGTAGACACGTCTGATGCCAAGCAGCCCTTCGGCCTTTTCCGTAGGCTCGTGGATGTAGCGCCCCTTCTTCAGGTAGCCTTCACGGCGCAAAAACTGAGTAACCTTCCTAGAGCCAATACTAGGAATCTGCTTCTTCAGGCTCTTACCGAAATTGTGCAAGCTAATATCTTCCATCACACACCGTCCACGTCAACGAAGTAATCAGCAAATGGGTTGTCCCCAGGCTCGCTGAACTCCATGCTGATAGTTTCTTCCTGAGTGCCCGGTGTACGCAGAACTTCCTTCGGCTGTCGAATAGACTTGAAGATCAGCGTCCAATCGACAGGCATGTAGTCACCAAGCAGAATCATGTCCTTTAGAGTCAACGACCCACGAACTAGCTTATTGTAGTAATAACGCGCAGAATCAGCACCAAGCAGTTGACCGTCATCTGCTAGTGTCAGTCCCGCATCAGTAAATTGCTGCACCACAAGCCGACGAACAGTGCCTACACGCTGCTCAACATCCTCAGGGTGCTTCATCGAACTACGAGACGCACGGGCCTTAGCCATACGGGCGCGGGCCTCTTCGAGCTTCACAGGGTCAGCAATCTTAGTCATTCTTCTTCACCTCGTACTTCTTCAAGAGGTCCGGTCGGAACCCAGACCAGTGTTCCTTAATTTCTTCGCCTTCCTTGACAACAACGACGGGTGCCTGCTGATAACCCAGTGAGCGGATAAATGCCAATGCGTCAGCATCTTCTGTCACATCCACACTCTCATGTGGTAGATCAAGGCTCTTCAGCTTGCGGTACGTAGCCGTACACTGAGGGCAGTTGGGCTTAGAGTAAACGGTAATCATTTGTTGACCTTTCCGGTGGAACCAAAGCCACCCTCGCCACGCTCACCGGCTTGGACGGGTGGCTGTGCGTAGAGAGCCGACACGGCCTCTAGCTTAACAATAACAATCTGAGCGATACGCTCATGCTCTTCGAGCACAACAGGGGTATCCTTGCTCATGTTCCACAGTGGAACAAGGACTTCACCCTCGTAGCCAGCGTCGATGACACCGACACCGTTAGCGAGTAGAAGGCCCTTCTTGCTCAGTGACGAACGTGCAAAGACGAGTCCGACAGACCCATCAGGAATGTCGTGCTTATCAGGGTAGTAGCCTGTCGCCACATAGATAACCTCACCTGGATAGATGATGACAGGCATCTTCGTGGACAGGTCAAAACCAGCATCATTATGGTGCTGTCGTTGTGGTCGCATCATTTTCTCCTTTCATTGAGTACAACCATGAGTGCAGCAGCTTTAGCAAACTTCAGGGTGCTTGGTGCTACAACACAGTCTGAGATAACTTCGTCAGCTAGTTGTCCGAAGTCTGTTTCTAGGTCTTTATAGGTGTTATACCACTTATTGATGAGTTCGCGGTTAATGCCCATGTATGTTACTGGGTCGCCGCTTGTCACAGCAATACGTGATTCTTTATCCCAGATGAAGTTAAGGTCATCAAGGGCTGGTACGTGTGGAACGAGCTTGTTCGCGTAGTTATTGTTCCGGCTCACGTACTGGCTCAGGCAAATGACGACATCATTGAAGCGCGGCTTTGTCTTTATCTCACCGCCACACCATTTGTAGATGTTGTCGATGAGCTTTTCTACTGTCGAGTCCAGCTTAACGGGGTTGAACTTCTTGACGCTTTCCGGTTGGTGGATGGTTCTGTCTGAGTAACTAAAGCTACTACGGCCAACTTTCTTGAGCCAGCCTTCCACTACCTTACTTGGGTCTGACATTCTGCCCTCCTTTCTACACAGTCTATGTTAATACGTGTTAGAGTTAACTACAAGCTAAAGTGTTGTGACTGCTGTCACAGTACCTTCAAGGTAAAGCAAAGTGCCAGCACCCGAAAGCACTGGCACTTTGCATCAATTAGGAAGGCGCTCTCAGTGTAGCACTCAGATGCGGTCACGTCCACGGCGACCGGCGCACCACGAAATCGTGAGAGCAGCAGCACCGGCCAAACCACCGACAATGCCGATCACGACAAAGGTCTGGAAGTCAGCACCCGTCTTAGCGAGTTTGTCCTTCTTCTGGTTCTGAACGGTTGGCTTGTTCATCGACTCGACAGCCGTGGGTGTCGGCTTCGACGCAGGCTTATCGGACGGCGCAGACTGCGGCTCATCAGAAGGCTTAGGCGCAGGCGCAGGAGCCGGGGTAGGTTCCGTAGAATGTGCCGGGGCAGGCGTAGACGGAGACGGCTCAGGCTTCGGGTCTTCAGACGGCGTAGGAGTAGGCTCAGGCGTAACGCTTGGTGCCGGGGCCGGAGTCGGCTTCACAGAGCCGTCACCGTTCGTACCGCCGTTCGACTTCACCGTTGCCGTAGCCTCCAACTTCATACCATTCACCTCAGCATGGTTGGTCGCAGAGGTCTGACCTTCAGGAACGACAGTATGCTCAGGTGGGTACGTGACACACGTCTTAGAGCCTTCAGGGGCAGTGAACTTGATCGTGTTCGGGTCCACCTGGGTGGCAGTGATGACCTCGGTCGTATCTGGATTCCACGTGTCGGACTTCGCGCACTTCACGGTCGTACCCAGCTTCGCGTCAAAGTCCTTCACGGTGTACTCGACACCGCCGTTTGCAATCCACTTGATTCCCCACGAGATCGTGCCGTCTGCATTAGACCAGCCGAACTTCACGTTCTCCGGGTTTGCGTACTCGTAGTGCGCAGGAGAAGAACAGTCATTGGTGCAGGTTCCCGTACCCTCCTTGTCGCCCCACACGAGTGTCTTCACGGCCTTACCGTTCAGTGTGATCGTACCCTCGGTGGTTCCAATCGCACCACCCTGAAGACGTGCCTTGGCCCACCAAGTGCCCGTAACATCCGTCTTGTCCTTGTAGGACTCAGGCACTTCCTTGACCGTACAGGTCAGCGTTGCCTCGTTGGCAGAACACTCACCAATCTTGGTCCCGTCGTCCAGAGTGAACGGGAACGATGCCGCCCACGTGAACGGAGCCTTGCCCTCGTTCGGCACTGTCGAGACAGTGAAAGACTGCCCGACTTCGAGCTTATTGACAGCCCAGGTGCCGCCGACGTTGACCTCAGAAGAGGTCTGTCGAGACGAGGACGTAGCCTTCGTGACCTCGGCCTTGATCTCGGTGTTGTCGGCAGCATTGGCAGTAGCAGCAGCCGCAGTAATCATCAGTAGTGCGGCACCGGTCGTCGCAAGAAAACGCTTCATAGTGTTGGTTCCTTTCGTAGTAGTTCGGCCTGACAACATGAAGCATAGCTGACAGGCCGAACAATCCACAACAAATAACAATGTGACTCTACTCACAACATGATGAAGACCAGCGCATCTTCCTCTCGCACCCAGTCACCCTTCGCCCGCTCACCCTTCGGCTTAGGAACCGGGACAGGCGCAGGAGTTGGAGTCACCACGACAGGCGGCTCAGGTCGAGCAGGTGTCGGTGGCTGCGGAGAAGGTGGAACCGGCAGCGGTGGGGTAGGTGGCACAGGCGCATTGTGGTCAGTGCCACCAGAGTCTCCGATATATGTATAAATAAAGTTTTCTTTCAGGTTGGGGGTGTAGTCACCTGGCTCATCAAGACTCACGACACGCACAAAGTCAACAAGCATAGCGGATGGGTAATCACTCTTGTACTTAGTCGCATCAACATACTGGTCGTGCCCCGGCTCAGTACCACCGGAATCAAGAAACGAACCACCAATAATATGGGACAGCCGAATAATCCAACCATTCTCAGGGTCAGTAAAAGGTGTTGGAATATCAAGTTCTGAATACTTAACAGTATGCCAGAGGTCACCGTCAAAGTAAAAGTCAACTCTGTCATTTAGCTTAGCAACACTGTAGAGATGGTAATCCTTAGTTAAATCAACAGTGCCAGCATCAGGAACACCAGAATCTCTAAACTGCTTATGCTTCTGCTGGCTCTTTTTCTCATCCCCGAGCCTCGGAACGTGTACGTTAGCTTGGTAATTAGTCTTCTCCCAGCCCTTAGCTTCAAGGATGTCGATCTCACCACAAGCAGGCCACTCACCTTTAGTGCCGGTCATCCAAATACCAGGCCATGAAGAGCGTGATCTTGGCAACTTAGCCTTTACAGAGACAACGAACTGTCCTTTAGCCTGAAAAAGAATCTCCCCTTTATCAGGCTTACGGGTGTTCACCATGCCTGACAAAAATGGCGGGTCATATGTGCCAGCACCTGTATCTACAACACCAGTCAGTTGAAGAGTGTTCGGATAAACAACTCGCACATATTGATCCGTGAATCGCATCTGAGTGCCCTTATTGGGGTCGAACTTACCCAAGGCAGGCGCCCACTTAGATGTGTCGAGTGCATAACCTTTGTTGAAATCATCGAAGAAAATCTGCTTAGCCATGCACATATAGTATCATCCCCCTACCGAGTGTTAGTCGATAGGGGGATGAGTCTTGAACCCTCATGTAAGGGCCGGTACCCGAAAGGACGAACCCTTCAGTTACCTATTCCTGAGATCAGAGGCGCGCTGTCTCAGGTCGTCAATCACAGATAATCCATCGGACGATTCTCAAGAATCTCCTGCATCTTATGCCCCGGAACGGTGTAGACACCAGGAGACACGACACCAAAGGTGTGGGGCTTCACCATCGTAATCGCCTGCTTCTCGACAATGCCCTGGTCGAGCAGAGCAATCAGCTCAGCGTCCTGCGTGGTGATCGTGTAGGTGCCGGTGCGTGCCTCCTGGGTGATGGTCGTCTTCATCTCGTCGTTCTTGACGACGGACGAGTAAGCGCCCTCGAAAGCCTTGCCCAGCTTGACTGCGAGATCGACAATGCTCATGGTTACTCCTTGGTTGTCGTTGTTGTTACGAGGACAGTGTATCAGTCATTGATGACATCGAAGTCCCCACCAAGTTCTGTAAGGATACTTGCTAGTTGCCTAGTGCTGAACCTATCACCCCAAGTGCTCATCCAGTATTCCTTGTAGTCATCGTTACCCGCGATACCCTCTTCAACAAAAAGATAGTAAACACCTTCAACCGTGATTACACAAGGTCCGATAGCGCACTGTTCAAGATCATATTCTTCGCCGTCCCTGTCTCGGACTATGGTGGCAGACTTAGGCTGATCTTCCTCAAGTTCGACACCGAGCTTAGGTGCGATCTTCTTGAGTAGCTTATCCGCAAGCTCGTCAAACTGTTCATCAGTCAGCATTGTTTTCTCCCTTCAGCGCCCAGTCGAGTTCTTCATTGAGTTCTTCCTCGTTGCTGCACCACTGAGCTGCCTTAAGAACATCCAGTAGAAACCCATCCCAGAAGCGCTTATCCGAAAGCCAATCATATTCCTTATTTTCTTCAATAAGCTCTGTTGGTTCCTTGAACTCAGCGTCATGCAACCAAGTTGTGAACACAGGAAGATTGATGTTAATTGTCGTAAGGTGCCCCCAGTCGAACCACCAGCCCGCGATAGTATAGCTTTCACCGAAACTGGTGGTAAAGGTGTACTCAGGGTGGTCGAGCGTACCTGTATACATACACATGTCACACGAACCGTTAGTGTCTTCGTAGGTGTTTGAGTCGAAGTTAGTAAGTCGTAGCTTCATTTTGTTTCTCCTTTCTGTCGTGCTGCTACAGGACTCGAACCTGTCCCTCTGAGTCTTACTCAGCGTGCTGAACCCCTAACACTAAGCAGCTTGTTACATGACCAGTGCAACCCAGCCCTTCGATGAGGGTGTCTTGGTCATGACACTTTGTGCTATCGGGCAAACCTCATCGTCAAGCGCTCCCAGACTAGGACTCGAACCTAGTCCGACAGGGCCAAAACCTGCCGTGCTGCCATTACACTATCTGGGATTATGTGCTTCAGGGCCGGGAATCGAACCCGAGCCTCCGGGGCCTATACCCCAGTATGCTGCCACTACACCAGCCTGAAGCTGTCGGAATGGTGAGACTCGAACTCACGGCCCCCTGGTCCCAAACCAGGTGCGCTACCTACTGCGCTACATTCCGTTGGAGGGGGTGCTATTGACTGACGAAACAAAAACCATCACCCAAAGAGTGTCAGTCCTACGGTGCTACCGCGCACGTGACCCCCGTCACGGCAACCGGCACGGCCTCTTGATCAGAGAGGCAGGCATCCAGGGCCTAATCATCCAGCATCGTCCGGTGCTTGGTGGTCCCCTCGGTGAGAGTCGAACTCACACTCCTTTCGGAACCCGGTTTTGAGCCGAGCGCGTCTGCCTGTTCCGCCACAAGGGGTATGCCTCTAGGTTGGCGAAGCGACTGTTGTAGTTGAATAACAATCCCTAGAGGCTATTCAGTTATGCGTTTAGTATAGAGTCACCGTTTCTGAGCTGTCAACCCATACTAAGTGTTGTGTGTCACAACCCAGGGTCGATAATGGTAGTGATATACTCGTTATCCTCGTACTCTAGGATGAGTTGATTAACAAGGTCGAGATCACTCCACAGCTTCTTAGAAACAGACGGTGCAGTACGAATCCAGAAACCATCGTTGACCTTCAGGAATGGGCCAAGAGTACCCGAAATAACGACACTGCCTCGGTCTGTGATAAGCGTGAAGTCCCGGCAGGACTCGACATCACCAACGTTACCGAGACCATTTTCCTCTACGAACCACACCTTTAGCTTGGTAATAGGCATGTTATATAGCTCATCACGCTTTGCCCGCGTTTCGTTGTAGAGCTTAGTAAACTCATTGTTAGCCATTATCGTTCTCCTTTGCAAGTTCGATCAGTGCTTCAGCGTAGGACTTCACCTTGAACCAGTCCTTATCTTCTCTTTCTCCGGGGCGCTCGCAAGGGTGCAGAGGTTCAATACTATCGTTGTAGCACTTCTTAGCAACCGAGTAAATAGCCTTTACGAATTGCAGCTCACCACTGTTCATAACCACTCTCCCTCTTCTAGTTCAGAATATTTCCAACTCCCAATATTCCCGTACGTAAACTCAATGACGCAATCTTCTCGCTTACGTCGATGTGAAGCCCTATGACTAGCAATACCAAGATAGTTAAACTCCCTATCACAGGTATAGCAGTAGCAGTCTTTAGTTGTTCTTGCACGCATTATTCCTCTCCTTTCATTTCAAGAATAATTGCTTGCTTATCGCTGTTGTTGATCAGGTAAGCCATTTCGTAGTCATACAGGGCGATCATTACGATTCTTCCTGTTACGAACCACAACTTGCTGCGTCGCTTAAAGGTGATCGAGTTCCACTTCAGCTTCTTCACATCAGCGAGATCGACATCACCGAGGCCCGGCACGTTAATGGCAGGACTGTCATCTTCCTGTGCGTTGTCGCAAGCTGATTCAAGAAGGTCGTAGATTTCTGCAATACTCAGCATTGTTCCTCCAATGCAAGTAGCGCTTCAGCGTATCCCTTCACAGTGAACCAACTCATGTTAGATGGGTTATTGCTGTATTCGCTAGTTGCAATATTAAAAATCTCTTGAAGCAGAGAATGTCCAAATGTTGCCATTACATAGCCCATTCACTTTCCCTTAAGGCGACCAGAGTATCAATAAGAGTCACCATCTTATGCCAACCCAAATCAGGTCTAGGCGGCTCATCTGGATATTGCTGCTCACAGCTCTTTCTCCACCGCATATGTGCAAGAGCGCTAAGCTCCTGAATAATTGCAAGCTCACCCTTATCCATTTGTTTCTCCTTTCTTCGCTGCCGATGTATTTATACTAATCCACTCTGCCACACCTGTCAACAAGTAACAGCGTGACGTGTACCACACCATTGTGAGGGCAAAATAAAACCCCTGTACCTTAAGCCAAGCACAGGGGTTTTATCGGATCAGAGATCCATCAACTGGTAGTGACTAGTCTAGCACAGCAACAAGAAGACATGCAACACTAGACGAGTGTGAAGTGGGTTACTCTATAGAGGCCACCAATGAATCGGCGACATCATAAGGTGTTTCACCCAAACCAGGATACAATTCAGCGAGGGTGTTGCCAAAGTCCACTCCATCAAAGAGGCCAAGCTCGTTGGCAGCAGTCACAATGACTCTAGCCTCCATCAGTTCCTTCAGATCGTCCTCAAAAACACCATACTCACCAACACCAATATACCTCATTCCGTCAGTCATTCTCGGGTCTCCTTTACTTCAACAAGACGATACTTAGCAACCGCGTAATCGTCCCGCGCCTCTTCGGTAAACTGCGCAATACGGCCAATCGCACCCCAACCCATCTTCTCAGACAAGTAGGCATGAACCACCTTATACCCGCGCTTACCACTGCCGGTCCTAATGTCGCCAGTATTCTTATCGAAAAGTACGTAGATTTCCTCAGCAGGACCAATCATCAGTTCTCATCTCCGCTCGTCTGAAGGTCAATGTCCGGCAGCAGTTCTTCAGGTCGGAAAGCAACCTTGTAGTGGAACGTATCGACATCAGAGCCGTCCATCTGCTCCACAAAGTACGTCACATTATCTGAAATACCCAGATAGTGCTTCTTGTACTCACTGTTGGCCGTCTTGCAGGTGACTTCCAGCTGGTTATCTTCCTTATCCTTCGTGATCGAGCACAAACCCTCAATCGACAGAAGGTACTTGTCCGTAATGCCATTGACGAACACAATGCGCCGCATCACCTTGAAGTTGTCGCTCTCGTAGCTGATGTTCCGGGAAGCCGTATCAGCCGCGTTACACGCAGCCAGTGAAAGCGCCGCAGAAATAGCAACGACAGACCCGATAATCTTACTCTTCTTCATTTTGTCTCCTTTGTAAACAAGCTCATAAAGCTGTGGTCGTCTTGGTATTCCTTCAAGAAGATGTTGTTTGCGACAGCCAGCAAACCAATGGGTTTGAGATCGTTCTCCGTATCAAGGAAGAAGTTACGGTACTTGATAAACCTTCCGTCCAGAACCGTCTCACCGTTCACAGCATCCCGGCACTTTTGCAGTGCATTGTTGTGTCGCTCGGCAATGTCGTTAATCTCCGGCTGTCGGAAGGCGACAGACATTGCCTCCTTCTTCAAGTGGTTATCGCCTTGGATGGTGTCGATAAAATAAGTCCTACTTTTCAGTGAAAAGTCATTGTCTGAAGGGATAAACCAATCATCATAGGTCTTCACAAAGCTGAAAGTGCCTTTCTCGAAAAACTCAAGGTCAACAATCCAACCGGCAGGAAGTTCATCCAGAGCAGCCTCAAGCACCTCCGTGTTATGAACCAGATCAATATGTTCAGTATCAACTGTCACTAGCATTTTGTGTCCTTTCTTTCATACTGTTCTATGCTGTCAAAACCATCGAGCATACCGAGAATACGTGGATGCTTACTAAACCCTGGAAGATGCTCTGCATCAGGATTGCCAGCTAAACCCTCAAAGAAGCCAAGAATGTAGTCATAGGCCCACTTCCTGTATTCGACAGCTCCCTGAATATTGGCATCCAACACACGTTTCTTCAGCATGGCATCGTAGCCATACTCATCTGAG